TTCAGAAGACGATGATGATGAAGACAAAGTCGAAGAAGATGAAACTGAAACAGACGATACTGCAGAAGATGCTGATGTAGAAGCAGTTGAAGAAATTGAATGTCCAGACTGTGACGGTACTGGCGAAGATGAAGATGGAGAAGAATGTGAAACTTGTGGTGGAACAGGTGTAATCGCTCCAGAAGAATCTGAAGAAGATATTGTTGCAGACGCTGAAGATGCAGTAGCTGATGCAGAAGATGATGCTGAAGGTGACGAAGATGACGACGCTGAAGCAGACCCAGATGCAGAACCAGATCCTGATGAAGAATATGAATTAGACTTGGCTGATCCAGTTTGCCCATGTTGCGGTGCTCATTTGAATGTAATTTCTGACACTGAAACAGATGCAGAAGAACCAGCTACAGAAGAAGATGTTCCTACAACAGAAGTTGACGGTTTTGAAGTCGCAGACCCATCAATCATGGGACCAGAAACAAACATTTACTATTCAGATGAAGATGCTGAACCAGTAGAATATGAAGAAGCTGGCGAAGACGATGATGACGACGTTGATGAATCTACAAAGGTAAATGAATGTGGTGCAGGTTGCTGCGGTGGTAAGAAGAAAGACAAAAAGAAGGACAAGAAGAAAAAGAAAGATATTGATGAAGTCTATGATATTGTAAATGAATTACAGTTAAAGACTTTAATCGATGAATCTGAAGCAGATGTCACATTCATTTATGACGAAAGTGTAGATAACATTGTAGACTCAGAAGTATACTCTGACCTATGTGAAGCACTTGACTCTCTAGAAGATATTGACTATGAAGTAGATGATCAAGATCCTTCTTGCTTAGCAGTTTGGGAAAAGTAATAACAATTAACCTATAAAATTTAAGACTCTCCTAGTGAGAGTCTTTTTTTATTGTATAAATATCTTAGAGGTAAATTATATGTCACAAAAGTATCAAGATTTTATTAAGAACTATTTAAAAGAAGCAGAAAATAATGAAACTCTGCAAAAAGTAAGAAACTTTATTACAACTGGTAAGGTAGATGGTAAATTTTCTGATTTGTTAAATAAGCTTAGCGATGAAGATTTTAAGAGTATTTTTGATAAAAATTTCAAAAATTACTTTGTTAACAAACATAAATTTGCATTTAATATTGGTAAAGAACAACCATATTTAATAGATTTTGTAGAAGATAGACATGATAGTGAAAAGAAACCTGTCATTGATGAAATGATAGCTATTTTCAGTAATAAGATAGAAGGTGATGGTATTAAAAAATTCAAAGCCGCTTCAGGTATTACTGATAAAGATTTTGAAGACATTTTAAAGAAAGCATTAAGCCAATCAAAGTGGTCTTTTAGTAGTGCATTGTCTGAATATGAACAGTTAGGTAAAATTCTAACTTATCGTTCTATTGATGTAATTTACAAATTAGGTGACAAAGATAATATACCTCTTAAAGATGTTCAATATGCATTAAGAAATGCATTCAAGACAGAAAAGCTTGATTATTTAAATAAGCTAGAAAAAATCGATACAAAGATGTTAGTCGATGCTGTAGCTGGTGTTAAGGAAAATCTTTCTAAAAGACAAGAATCAACAGAAGTAAAATATGCATATACATTAAATGAAGCTGACGCAGCTGAAATTGAACAGATGGATTTAAAACAATTCTTTGATCAAGCATATTCACAAAAGAATGATGATGCTATTAAGAATTGGTTGAAACCATTTATCAATGACCATCAAAAAGACGTAGAATCAAATAAGAAGACTATTCAAGCACGTTTTGAAAAAGGTCGTAAAGAAATTATTGAAAAAGAAAAGTCTGATAAAGAACAAGACTTTACTGATCCTGTCACAGGAACTGTTGAAAAGCGTGTAGGTCGTTTAGGTCATTTTGGTCCTATGACTTATATTAATAATCACGAAGATTTGAAAAAAGCAATTGATGCTATTGATAAACAGAAATGGAATATCTTTAACTGTGCAGCAAAGTTATTGATTAAGTTCTTTAAAGTTATTGAACATGGTGAAAAGAAGTGGAAAGAATTCTTAAATGACCAACGCACTGCACAAAAAGATATTGAGTCAGATTTAAGTAATAAAAAGCAAAAAGATTTTAATGCTGATTATGATGAAATCTTAAATGATACTAATAGAACTAAGAGTGAAAAGTATTATGATATTATTAGACTATATTCAGCAAATGTAATGAAATATGAAAATGATTTTATTACTCCATTTAATAATATCAGAAAAGAACAATTGATTACATCTAAAGATAATAAGTTCTATATCAATCAGAATACAAAAGATTACATTAACTCAGTAAAACATAATCTTGGTAATGTAATGCTTGGATATGATAAAGCAATGGAAGCTTTGAATACTCTTGATAATGGTAAAGATCCTGCTCCAAAAGAAGAACCTCAAGAAGGAGAAGCACCACAACAAGCAGCAAGTTATAAGCCAGTTTATAGCAATCCAATTATAGATGAAGCTGATGACCAAGCAAATGCAAGTACTGCAGATGCTGTTAGAGATGCTGGTGATGAAGCCAAAAAGAAAAATGCTGAACAAGATAAGAAAGATGATAAAAAGAAAGAAGATGAAAAGATAGATTGGAAAAACACTAAATTTAATTTCTATTTCCCAGATTCTGTTGAATTCGGTGAAATGAAAAAGTATTATGACCAAGGTTCTTCTCAAAACTATTCAGCATTCTTACAGGACTTCAGTAAGACAGTTCAAGATAAAAATATCAAGATTGTTTATGAAGCATTTGGTAAATTAGCTCTATTGTTTAATGGTAAATCTAATGATGTAAGACTATTAAATAATGACGAAGTAATTACAAATACAATTACTGCTGGTCAGTTATTTGAAAAGTCAAAAGCATTGTTTGATTTAGTTAAGCAGATAGCTGATATTCCAGAATTTGCTGATGTAGAAATCGGTAATATGGATGAATTACGTCAGAAATATGGAGAACAGATTAAACAAATTGCAAATATGGCTGAATTCTTTAATGACCCAATTATCTTAGCAATTGGTCAAGAAAAGAAAGAAGAACCATCAAAAGAAGATGGAGCTATTCAGCGTGAATTAAAGAATATGATACAAATTGCAGCAGGTATTTCTAAAACTGTAGATAATACAGATAAGAATACTTTAAAGAAAGCTGTTGAAGATATTAAGAAACGTAAAGAAGAAGTTGTTAATAAAATACTAACATATTTCAAAAATAAACCAATAAAAAATGGTGATGAACTAACTAAAGCATTAAAAGATCATGATTTAGATAGTGGTATAGTTAAATATATTCATCCTGATAAAAATGAATCAATAAAAAATTTACCAGTTATTGAATGTATTTGGACATGTATCAGTTTCTTAAAGAAGATTGGTGATATTAGTTCTAAATATAAAATTTATGAAAATGAATTAGAACAACAAAAAGAAGATGCAATTAAACTAATTAATGATTGTATTCCATCAGATGAAAATTCAAAAATTTATCTTAAGAAATTAGAAGATTGGAGAAAACAAGAATATGCCGCATTTATTGCTAAAGTAAATGAAATGGCACAAATTATAATTAAAGCTAAAGATAAATTAACTGAAGAAGTCTTAAAACCAATTGGTAAGAGTGCAGATGAATTAGTTAAGGATTTATCTAATGAAGAAACTGATCCATTATTGAAATTGGAATTAATCTCAGGACTAATTATTGATGAAGAAGAAAAGAAAGAAGAAACTAATCAAGAAGAAACACAAGATAAAGGAACCGAAACTAACTCTGGAGATACAAAAGCAATTGGCCAAGACGTTTCATCTAAAGTTCCAGCAAAAGCGGAAGAAAAGACGGAAAGCTTCTCAAACGAACTAGCTGAAGATTTATATAAATATCTAAGAGGATAATTATGACAAATTTACAAAGACTTATAGAAAATTTAGACGTTAATTACAATGACTATCAATTGAAGATTCAGAAGCCATGTATTGATTTCATTAATGAAGATGAAGAAAATACACAGACTAAGAAGACTTTAATTAGAGATGCAATTAAACCACAAGTCACTATTGCACAAAATGTCATTCAAGCTATTTCTACTGCTTATAATGATAATTGTGACCAGACTAAAAAGATTGGTGATATGGAAGACCAAATCAAATCTTGGGAAAACCAAGTTCATGGTGCATGCGAACAAATCATTAAAACAGTAGAAGCAAAAGACGGTTCTGTAGATAGACCTGAGTCAATTGTAAATGACTCTTCTAAATGTTCTCCAAGAGCATTTAACAAGTATATTAAGAATTATACTTCAAGAGACTATTCTACATTAAATCTTTGTGCCGCAATTATCGTATTCTATAATTCTTTAGCATAATTCCAAATATTGGTCCATTTACCGGACACGTTTCAACCAATAGAAGAATGACAATTTCTGTCATTCTTTTTTATTATGTAAACTATAATTTACATAAAAATAGAGCGTTTCTGGGCATCCTGGAGGGCCCTAGCCGTATAAGTACCATCCTTGGGCATAAAAAATGCCCCAGAATGCATCTGGGCGCAAAAAAAGACAGCTTATTCAGCTGTCTTTCCCCATATTTCCTCCCATCCCTATAGAAATATGTAAACTTTTATTTATGTTTCTTAATGTTTACAATCTTGTAATTACCAAGGTTCATATCCAATTCTCTTTTATTGTAGAATAAAACCCTTAAATATTGCTTATTATTTATCCAATGCCAATCTCTAACATCTTTAAAATTATATTCATAACAAATTTTATCTACATCTTTACATACATCAATATGCAAATTAAAAGCGAATGCATAAAAACTAAACAATAATACGAATAATAATACTTTCATTTTACATCCAATTATCTAAGATTGCTTCAGCTTTCTGTTCTTTTGTCAAATTTTTATCTGCCATTATTTTTGCAACTGGCAAATAACATTCCATAATCTTATGCTTGAATTCTTCTTCTCCAAAAGAACGCTTAAAGATTATTTCCATCATTGCAGGAACAATTTGCTCTCTAATATCTTTTGCTAAACGTTCTCTTTGTTTTTCAGTTGCATTATCAGATACTTCGTATCCATTCTTTTCTAAAAGTTCAAGTGCTTCAGTCAATAACATGTTATACCCTTTTTTACTAAGTGTTTATAACATATTTATAATAATCTTCCCACTTTTCTTTTAGTTTATTTTTCTGAACTTCTGTCAAATCTTGTGCATACATTCTTGCTTCTCGCAATCCAACCTCATATTCCTTCATTATTGCATTCAATAATAAATCATCTTCAGGTTCTTTCTTATATGCATTATAATTAAAGAACGTATATCCTTGTCTAACTGCATTTATAAGAATGTTATAATGCATTTCATCAGTCAGACGTTTACAAGATAAATCATCTAACAATGGTAATAGATATTCCTTACATGATAGAAATCTATTTATCATGAATTGACTATAACCTTCTTTTAATTCTGGTGGCAATTCATTCCATGTTGGATATTGCTTTGTTGTAAATGCTTTTAATACATCAAATAATGCGGCCATTTGCAATCCTCTTAAACTTAGTCAATCTAGAAATTGGCCATTGGTCAATACGATTATTCCACTTATTATAGAAATTTTCTCTTAACTTATTAAATTGAGGTGGCATTTCACCACTTGATTTATGGAATACTTCAATATTGGTATTGATACCAACTTTATATCCTCTAGATAATACTTCACAACAAATGTCTGCATCATAAAAATGGAAGTCTGGCAACCATTCATCATAACGAAGACCTTCTTCAAATATCCATCTTGGGAAGAACATGCAACAACCATCACATGTTGCAGCGTAATCAATTACGCCTAAATGTTCAATCATTGCGTATTCAAAGTCTTCCATAATTGGCTTACCATCTTTATCGACGTATGTTAAACCATTTACTTGCTTTGGTCTTCTACCACCTTGTTTGATAGCACCTAAACCATTTATTTTACGATTTGGGTCCCACCAAGTACAACTTGGATAAAGACAAGCACATCCAATTACACCAACCACACCAACTTCATGTGTTTTAGTCATTTCCTTTATTTGCCATTCTACAACGTCAGGTTTTGTTCTAACAGTTGCATCATCGTGACGAATACAAACAATTTCTTCATCTGGAAAATATTTCAAAAAAGTTTCAATTCCACGATTTAGTTTTTTACACATTGAGTCATCTTCAATGTTAGGAACATAAATGCATTTTGGGTCTGGCTTTTCAGGAAGTTCTTTAGTTGGAACTATTGTTATCATTTAAAACCTCTGGAATCATTCTAACTACAAAAGTATCTTGATTGGCATTTGGATTTGACTTTAAGTTTGCAAATTCCATCATTATAGCTTGGCCAAATTCAGATACGGCATTTGATCTACCATCTTTAAATATAACTAATTTTACGAAAGGTATCTCACCCTTTAACTGTTTTATTCTATCGTTTTTA